GGAAAGCGTCGCCGATCATTCCGACTTGCTTTCGCGCAATGCCCGCTATAAAGCGGTCATCGGGGAGCGGGACTATAAAGCCGCGTGCCGGGCAATCGCCGCGGCGGGCTACGCGACCGACCCGAAGTATGCGGACAAACTGGTTCAAATCATCGAAACATACGCCCTGACCGCCTACGACGGCGCAGGAAGCGCCGCAAAGCCCAGCGGTTCAAATACCACGGCGGGGACCACAAGACCCGCAGACGCGAAAGGAGCGGGCAAAATGAAAGCGTCTGAATTTATCAACAAATTGCAAAACATTGTGGACAACTATAAAACGCTGTACGTCATGGGCTGTTTCGGCGCACCACTGACGGGCGCGAACGTGTCCCGCTATTGCACAAATCACAGGTACAACAAGCAGGCCACGCGAACGGCGATGATTCGGGCGGCGGCGGATAAGAACCCGCCCGTCTACGGGTTCGACTGCGTATGCCTTATCAAAGGCGTTCTTTGGGGTTGGAGCGGAAACGCCGCGAAGCCATACGGCGGCGCGGCCTATGCTTCCAACGGCGTTCCCGATCTTGGGGCCGACACCATGATTACGAAGTGTTCCGGCGTGTCCGCTGATTTCAGCGGCATTGTTCCGGGTGAAGCTGTCTGGTTGCCCGGTCATATCGGCGTATACATCGGCGGCGGAAAGGTCATCGAATGTTCGCCCGCTTTCAAGAACTGCGTGCAGGTGACGGCGTGCCTGAACATTGGCGCTATTTCCGGCATGAACGGGCGCAAGTGGACGAAGCACGGGAAGTTGCCGTATATCACCTACGACACCGCAGGCGGCGCACAGGACGGCGCAGGAAGCACGACAAAGCCCAGCGGCACAACTACCACCCCGGCGACGCTTGCGTTCGCTGTGGGCGACGTGGTGCGCTTCACGGGCAACACCCATTACACCAACGCGGCGGCGGCAAGCGGCGCGGCCTGCAAGCCGGGAACGGCAAAGGTAACGGCGCTTGCAAAGGGCGCAAAGCACCCCTACCACCTTATCAAACAGCCCGGCGGCGGTTCTACCGTTTACGGCTGGGTCAATGCGGCGGACGTGCAGGCCGTCGGGAGCGGTACGACCGCGCCGAAAATGCGCGTCGGTGCAAAGGTGAAGTATTCCGGCCCGCTGTACCGCGACAGCAACGGCGGCGGACAGGGTAAGACCGTGAACGGAACGTACACGGTGAAGTATTACTATCCGGGCCGCAAGTGCGGCGTACACATCGACGGTTTGGGCTGGGTCCCTGAATCCGGCTGTACCGTCATTGGCTGACAGATAGAAAGGAGAAACAGAAATGAACGTTCTTACATTCCTTGCGAAGAATTGGGACAGCGTGCTTGTCGTCGTCGCTTTCCTCGCGGTGGTTGTCGTGCTTATCAAGCGCGGCGAAACAAAGATTTTGAAGCAAATCCTTTTCAACCTTGTAACGCAGGCCGAAAAGCAGTTCGGAAGCGGTACGGGTTCCCTGAAATATGCCGCTGTCGCGGACTGGATTTATCAGCGAATCCCGGCGGTGCTGAAACTGCTTTTCACGTCCAGCGATATTGAAAAAATGATCGAAGCCGCTTTGGAGGAAGCGAAGAAAGCATGGGGCGCGAATGAGAATTTGAAAGGCTACATCGACACCCCATCCGTGGAAAGCCTGCTTGTCGGCATCGAAGCACAGACCGTCCAGACCGAACCCGCAGAAAACTAAACACGTCCGATTCGGACAAAAACGAAAGCCCGTCGGGGGTCATTCCCCGGCGGGCTTTTTTCGTTTCCTGTCATGCGTTTTCGTATTTTGCTTTCGCGTCCTTTAAGCGCGGGAGCGTATCAATCACTTTCCCGGTTTCGTCTGTAACTTCAAAGACGTTCTTAAAGGTCCCGTTTATGCGGCGGTCCACGCTTTCGATTGTGAATTTTCCGTCTTCACGGGTATACTTGGAAAAGAAAGCAACGTTAGATTGCTTTTTGAATTTCATAGTCATTCACCCTTTCTTTTGCGGATAACATAAATCACGGCGGAAATAATGAGTTTTACAACGGCGGCGGCGATTAGGAATATTGCAAGTTTCACAAGCATGATTGACAGTTCAGAAGAAAAAGTGTATTCTATGGGTGGGCGGTGAACCCGCCCATAGAATACGGGGTTTCGGCTTACGTCAGCTTATCAATTATCAGTAACGCAAGCCCTACCAGAAAGTCCACGATTGCGGTTATTACGATGGTCCGAACATCGACCCGCGATTTCGTGGGCTTTTTCTTTTTCTTCTTCACCTTGTCACCCCCTTTCTTTATGCTCTTATTATATACTAACGTTAGTATAAAGTCAATAGGGAAAATGCGAAAAAGCAGAAAAATTTTGCGCCGTTGCGGTAGATACAGCGGCGCGAAAAGGGAGCGGCGGAAACCGCCGCCCCGGTAAAGCGTCAGGCGACAAACACACCCAACGGAGAACCGCCGGGAGAGCGCCACCCGCGGCGGTGAATGTCGGACAGGCGGACACGTTCAGGAGCCTTTGCGCCGTCATACAGGACCATAGCAAAAACGCCGCCGTGAAAGAAACGGGTATCAGGCAGGCTAACAAAGCCGATGACGGTTCCGCCCTGCGGAGGATAGCAAGCACCGCAGACACGTTCGACGCGCTGACCCACCATAACAACAACGGTGTTCACGTCGTCGGGCTGGGCGATTTCAACGCCGCAGGACGTTTCGGCGGCGGCTTCCTCGACGCTGGGTTCCTCTTCCGGCTGAACCTCGTTTTCAGCACGGAAGACCGGGGCCATAGAATAACGTTCGGGAATGATATATTCACCGTGTTCATCGAAGAACAGCTTTGCACGGCGGGTATTGCCGTTACGCTCGAACGTCACCGTCTTTTCGGTGCGCTTGATAATCTTGATGGTGAAAATGCAATCGTGATTGCAGGCGCTACGGTCAAAATATTCCTTGCCGATCTCGAACTTTTTCATATTGATTACCCCCATATATAAAACCAGAAGTTGAAGCGTTGTTGTATGCCGTGTCGGTTCCCTTTTCGTGTCAGCCCGTAAGGTTGGCTGTTGTCGAACTCTACGCCCCGACAACCGGGCGACTTTGGTTTCCCTTTCTGATTATGATTATATACTAACGTTAGTATAAATACAAGCTGGAATGATGCACAAATATACTAACGATAGATTGTATGTTTTTTATACTTGCGTTAGTATAAACAGCGTGATAAAATGGACAAGCAAAGGAGTGGTGACAATGGCAAGCAAATATGGAAACCCACGCGGGCAAGCCGCGACAGACGCGAAGCGGAAATACAACAGCAAAAACTATGACAGGATTTACCCGTATGTAAAGAAAGGCAAAAAGTCTGTATATCAGAGAGCGGCAAAGGCAAGCGGGTTTGACAGCATAAACGATATGATCGAATCGCTGATGGACGAACGGGCGGCGGCGGTGTTGGGACTGTCACCGGAGCAGTTCGCGGCAGAGGTTCAGGCCGCGGCAGACGCGGAGCAGGAAAAGGCATAAAGAAAGCGGCGGGCGTTGCGCCCGTCGCTTTTGCTTTCCTGCTGTTCAGAACTGTTCGTATGTATAGCCGCCGTTTTCATCCAGCGTGATAGCGCCGTAATCTTCAAGAATGGAACCGTCGGTATCTTGCTTCCCGTATGTACCGGCATAGTACATAGAACCGGGGAAACAAATACCCGTGCCGTCATCACAAAGAATTGCAACCCAGTTGTAGCCGCTGTCCTTGACGACGGTTTCAACGAATTCTTTGTAGTTTTCTTCCGTAATGGCTTGAAGCTGTGCTTTCGTAATGCGGATATAGGCGTATTCACCGATTTTATCGCCGGAACCCGTTTTCACGTCCTTTACGGTCAAGTCATAGTCCATCAAGACATTGTGCTTGTGATATTCGGGGTACAGCATATCACGCCCGGAATAGACGGCTTCAACCGCACCGTCAGAAAGTGCAACGTCGAGGGATGAACCGCCGTAATAGACGGTATACGCGCCATTGCTTTCGGAAATGCTTGTAATCTTCCCATCAAGGCCGCAGGAAGTCAGAACGATAAAGACTTCATCGGCCTGTTCGGGAGTGATTTTCATATCCGCCCGAATGGTGTTCATGGCATCGGGGTAAAAATCATACTGCGCCGTCAGTTCCTCCGATTTGGGCGTGTCCAGATCGACAAGAGCGCCGCCGCAGGCGGAGAGGGACACGGCAAGCGTCGCCGCAAGGACAAGAGATAGAACCTTTTTCATGTGGAATCCTCCGTTCTGCCGCCCAGCGTCCGGGCGGCTTGCGTTATTTTCAAAGGCCGGAACCATTGCTTTTTCTGGATTCTGACCTTTAACACAATTATCAACGCTTATTGTGTTAAAGTCAAGAAAAATGCAGACCTTTAACACAAAAGGAGGAATCGGCGGTTGAAGATATACGACTACAAGGGACGAAAGAACCTTTGCGGAAATCGCGTCAAAGAAGCACGCGCCCGGCTGAATATCACACAAACAGACCTTGCGGCGCGTCTACAAGTTGCAGGAATTACAATGGAGCGGGACAGCGTAAGCAGAATTGAAATCGGGACCCGCTTTGTGACCGATTATGAACTTGCGGTGCTTGCGAAGATACTTGGTGTGTCTATGGAATGGCTGACAGAAAATGAATAGTAGCTTTTTATACTTGCGTTAGTATAAAAATATTGTTATAATCTTTTTGCGGGGAACCGCTGAAAAGAGGAACAAAACCCGCCCGGCTTGATAGCTTGGGCGGGTTTCGCATTTTGGGAGGTTATAGCATGGGGCATTGTTTCAGTCATTTACAGCTTACAGATCGGCGAAAAATCGAATACGGCTTGAACCGCGGCGATACGCCGAAGCAGATTGCGGCGGAACTTCACGTTCACGTCAGCACGATTTACAGAGAAATCAAGCGTTCCCGTTGGGAGTGGCTGGACGGCGCAACATGGCTTACAGAAGACCGATACAACCCGGACGGAGCGGAACAGCGATACCGCGAAAACCTCGCGGCAAAAGGCGCACCGTTGAAAATCGGCAATGACCGCGAGCTTGCCGACTATTTGGAACGCAAGGTCATTGAAGAGGACCGTTCACCCGCCGCGGCCCTTGCCGACATAGAGTTAGAGGGCCGCACGTTCAAAACCTCTATTTGCGTCAGCACGTTTTACAGTTACATTGAAAAGGGTGTTTTCTTGAACCTGACGAACAAGGACTTGCCGGAGAAGCCGAAGCGCAAGCGGCCCTATCACCGGGTAAAGACGACGAAACGCGCCCCGCGGGGTGAGAGCATAGAAAAACGCCCGGAAGTGATTAACCAGCGAATCACTTTCGGGCATTGGGAAATGGACACCGTATATTCGAGCAAAGAGGGTTCGTGCGCCTTGTTGGTCATGACGGAGCGCCTGACGCGAAAAGAGATTATAGAGAAAATGCGCGACCGAACCGCAATCAGCACAGTCCGCGCCCTGAACCGTATTGAACGGAGGTTCGGGGCGCTGTTTCCGCGCGTGTTCCAGACAATCACCGTAGACAACGGCGGGGAGTTCTCCGACGTGAAGAGCCTTGAACAATCTATTCTGCGGAAAGAAAAGCGAACTAAAATGTATTACTGCCACCCGTACACAAGTTGCGAACGTGGGTCAAATGAGTGTGCAAACAAAATGATTCGGCGAAAGTTCCCGAAAGGAACGGACTTCAACAAGGTTAGCCGGGCAACTGTCAAGAAAACGGAAGAGTGGATAAACAATTACCCGCGTGAAATATTGGGCTGGAAAACCTCTGAAATCGTGTTCGCGGAATGCCTTGAAAAATTGGCGCGGGAAGCCTGATTATATTTTTTTATATTTTTTTCGCATTTACTATTGACATTTGCGCAACATTTTCTGACAATACTCATGTTTATGAAGAGTGTAATTTTCGATAACCCGCAGGTTTAAGGGCGTGCAATGTAGTAGTCAAGAAAAGTAGACACGAAAAATATTTATTTTTAGTTTACTTTTTCAAAAGTAGAGATGAAGAACATTTTTGCGGAAGATGCTTTTTCAAAAGTGGACACGGACAACAATTTTTGCTGAAATCCTTTTTCAAAAGTGGACACGACGATTCAATGCCTTGTAAGGCCCTTGTTTGCAAGGGATAGTAGTTTTGGATAGAGTAGAGCGACAAAATCAAAAGTAGACACAGCACAGGGTTATTTTTCTGTATCTTTCCGCTTTTGCACGAATTTGGGTTCTTCGGTCAGGATGCGCTTTGAAAAGGTATCCTTCTTTTCAAACTCACCTCGATAGAAACGCTTGCAGTAGTTATCCGGTGTGTCATAGCCGATTGCAAAGCAGGGACGCTGCCGGTTATAAAAGTCAACATAGCGGCACAGGACATCTTTCACGGCATCTCTCGTACGGCATTCTTCTAATCGAAAATCGATGAATAGTTCTTCTTTTATCCAACCGTTTAGAGCCTCATTGACAGGATTATCCGTTGGTTTACCTGCCTGCGCCATGGAGCGGACAAGGTTGCTGTCCTGAATCAGTTCGTTGTACGCTTTTGAGGAATACACAGAGCCTTGGTCGGTATGGATAATGGTTGGTTCTTTCTTTCCACGCAGCATCTCAACGATATGGGCAACTTTATATTCACACAGGGATTGCCCATTTTTTACGCCATTTATGATGCGTTTTTTCACACCACTTTTCCCACCTCAAACGGGCTTTACACCACTTTTCCCACCTCAAAAATAGTGGTTAATTTTTGCCAGACCACAACATATTGTGGTCGATTTCCTCGAAAATCAGACCCCACAGATTTAAGTATCCGAACAATAGGTAAAGAAAACCCCGGAAAACCGAAGTTTTCCGGGGAAAAGAGAACTTTTTTAGCGCTTGGAGAACTGAGGCGCGCGACGGGCGGCTTTGAGGCCGTACTTCTTACGCTCCTTCATACGAGGATCGCGCGTGAGGAAGCCGG